CATACGCTCTGCCTCTGCTACGGTTATCCCAAGTTGGTTGACGGGCGGTGTGTCCAGTAGCACACCATGTCGTCCGACGAGCAGCACTTCAGCCAGCACGCCCTCTACAAACTCGACTAGTGGAGTCTCTTGTAGGTCAGCATCATCAAGGAGCGGGCAGGATGGCGGCAGCTCAATCAAAGGCGGCGTCGAAAAGATAAGCCCCAGATACCCCGAGCGTGTCAGTGCAACGTATGACGGGCAGTGCCCGCGCAAAAGATAAAGGACGTACTCGGTATAGGTCATATGGTCCGACGTCGGCAGGATGTACGCCGATTGTGCGATAGTGGCAAACTGCGCGCCCGCGACCGGAAGCCTCGACACGCCGGAAAGGTCGCGGATAACCGACGCGCAGCCCTGCGCCCACAATGCCAGGTCATGCGCACGCATTGCATTGACGCCCGTCGCAAAGTCCCGCGCCTTTGTCCATTGTGGGAGCATCCGTGTATACTCAGGATGTGTTGCCTGTAATCGTCGCTCTAACTCTGTCATATAGCCCCCAGTGTAATCGCGCCGCCCGAACCGCGCAAGGGTAACTCCCACAAAAGCAAATAGCCCAGCGCGTCCGTGATGTGGTCCAAGCCCGAGGATTTATCCGGCTCGTTGGTGCCCTTCACGTAGGTTAGCCCGTCAAGCGCCATCGTCAATTGTCGGCAGGTAGGATTGATTAGCACGCGCTTATCGCCCGCCGCTGTGCGTAGCCCTGTGTTGACCGTGTTGATTTTATCAACGACAGCGTACGGATGCGACGGCGCAAGCACTTGAAAACCCGCCTGTCGAAGTATGGTAAAATCAGTCTGTCCGACAGGAGCGCTTGTCTTGCGCGCATTGCCTGTCGGGTCGGGATAGATGCGAATTGTGCGATTAGGATAGCGCGATTTGATCAGACGGACCATCTCGTCCGTGTTGCCGTTGTCAATTGTGGCCTCACCGATTACGTGTATCTGCCCGCCCGCTTTGACGGCAAAAACCGCGCTCATTGGGTTGATGTTAAAATCCATCCCTACAAGGATAGGCGCGCCGTCGATATCTTTGACATCAGAGATGTTGCCGTCAGGATACGGTCGCCTATCAAATGCATAGTACACGCGCCCCGCGAGCGACTCAAAGCTCGCCTCGTACTCTTGCCGAAATGTGCGCTCGTCCATGTCGTGCCGCGCCGACTCTATCTCCTCGGGGGTGACGTTACCGCCCTCTAGTGTCGTATAGGTATGTACTGCCCAGTCAGGCTCGTTGTGTGCGGCCAGGTAGATCTTGTAAAAATGGTTGTAGCCTGCCGGTGTCGAGATGAGCAACGCCCGCCCTTGCTTGTCAGAGAGCGCGGGTCGGATAGTCGGCCAGGCTGCCGGGTCTTGATACGCCATCTCGTCCAGAACTGCCAGGTCAAGCCCCGCGCCGCGAAGGCGGTCGGGGTTATCACTCGATCGCAGGGCTATCACACTGCTATTGCGCAGGGTAATGCGTAGGTCAGTCTGATCAAGGGATGAGATATAGCTAGGCGGTATCAGGTCCTTGAGTTTAGGCAGCATCACGTCACGCGCCATGCCATAGGTGGGCGCGATATACCAGCTCGTGCTGCCCTTGTGATTTACCGCGACGCGAAGCAGCTCATGCGCGGCAAGATGCGTCTTGCCAAACCTGCGCCCAGCTACCAGGACGCGGAAACGCGCGGGATCGGTGTACACCGTCCACTGCGCAGCGGTGAGACGCAGGGTTTGGGTAGGGTTACTCATGCGCGTCCGCCTCCGGGCCCGCGACGATGAGTTGCGGCAGGTCGCCAGTAATAGCCACCTTACTCCCTTCCAGCGCCTCGCGCATCTCTTTTATCAATGCAATCTTCGCTGAATCTGACCCTTTCACTAATATTTGCGTAACAACCTGCTCTAATAGTTCAAGCCCTGTTGCGGGCTTTCCATCGATAACCACTTTCGTTTTCTTAGCAAGCAGCCGTGCATACATCTCTGAAATAGCAGCTTTCTCTCGCCTAGCTTTTGCCGACGCCTTGCCTCCTTTTGAGCCCAGTTCTCTAGCTTCGCTCTTGCTGCGCTGCGAAGTAGGAATAAGGTTCTGCTCATTCATTCTTATTCTCCTGCTGCATCTTCGCCTTCTGCCTAATCTGGTATTTCGTCATCCAAGCCTTAGAATATTCAGCGTTCTCAAATAGCTTAGAGAAGCCAGTAATATGTTTTAGCTTAAGAACTTCCTCTGGCTGCATGCCTAATTCTTGACATATCTCAGCCTCGCTCATACCATTATCGAGCATCTGGAATACGAGGTTAGACATTCCTGTTACCATATGCTCTCCTCTGGCTCTATTATGCCTTACAGTAGACGCCATCCTCTCGGTAATGTCTTTATCTATCACTACTATAGGGATCCTACCATTTATCCGCTTAGAAATATCTGCCTTAGTCTTTGCTATAAAATATCTGTGGAACCCATCAACAATGATGTATTTGCCTAGCTCCTTATCGTATACTGTTACAATCGGCTGAGTATAGCCATCGTGTGAGATTGAAACATATAGCAACTCCATTTCTATACTAGCTACCGAGTTAGGATTATAATCGTTTGCCTGTACTATATCTACTGGCACCCAAAGAATTCTATCGACTGGTTGGCTCTTCTGCGGTGATAGGCTGCTAATAAATGTTCTTAATTCATTCAAAAATTCGATCTTGTCATCTGCCTCATTGAACCACTTAGTTATAAGCTCTTCTTGACTCTTTGTCATTATTTTCTCCGAATATATAGGCATTACCGTCTCTTATCGCTTTGCCTGTAATAAATCCTGTTCTTTTGTATTTTCTATATGCATAAACAGGAGGCCTTCTTTCAAAATTATCTATCTTGGTCATGAAATAATCGTTAGCCAAAATAGACGTGATCTGAGCCTTATACATATCATCTATGTTATGCATCCCATCATAAGTCTCGTCCATCCTTGCAAATCTCTTGCGGAATCTTTCTCTAGCGTCTTCCATCACGACAAGATTATTAAGCAAGTAATCCCTATATTCTCTCCATGAGGTGAACATGAAAGGTAATTCTTTCGGTGTAGCTGTCGCATCATTCTTTAGTTGTTTAATAGAATTTGCTCCGTCTATTCTTCTGAGCAAAGCATTCCACGTATCAGGCTCAAACTCTTGACATATTTTTAGCGCCTCCAGAGCAGTCTCATGATGGAGATTCGATACTCTCATCTTGTTTAATGGGATCCCGTAGCTATACATGTAATCGTAAATTCTGTTATATTCCCACTTGTTTTCATGAATAGCCTTCCATACATCGGAAGTGTTCCAGTCGTAAATAGGATAAAACGTTATATGCTTTTTCTTCTTGTTTTCTATCTTGCCCCATGTTACATCCTTATAGCATATCGACTGAGTAAGCCCTATCGCTCGTTTTGGATTTTCAGCCGCTCTCACGCCAGCGATATAACATGCAGGCTCATTAGGATAATGATAGTCAATAATCGCGCCAAAAAGCTCGTTGAATCTATCAACACCATATACATTCTCTTTTATACTATCAGGCTCTTTTTCTCGCATCCACTTTTCACCTGGCGCCCAGCAGTGTAGCCAATCCGAACTATGAGATGCTGCATTGAATATGCGAATAGGCATTTGAAACCACATAGGCTTTACCCGTGGATCATCCATTATTTTTCTCATAAGATTTATAGTATGTGCCCATTCAGCCTCTTGATCAATAAACATTACTTGAAGCGGTAACCTTCCCCTTTCTTCAGCAATCTGTAGCGCTATGTGATAGACTACCGTCGAGTCTTTGCCTCCGGATATATTCACAATAACATTCTCGAATTCATCGAAAATCCAGTTTATTCTTTCAATTGCTGCTTCATAAACGTTTTGTTCAAGAAATATCTTTAATGGCATTTTAAGCCCTCGTAAATCAGATAGCCCCTATATTTTACCGGCTCGCTTCCGAATACCAATTTAATGTACTCGTTAAACATATATCTACTCATCTCTTTATGCGTTTTTTCATATGTATGAGGATAGTAGTCATCTGCATAAAACATCAGAAAATATCTTCCACCATCGTTAAGAACATCGAATACCTTTTTATAGCAAAGAGGGTTTATATAAGATGCCACTCCATATAATGCGACAGCTAGATCAAATCCTTTGGGATCATAAAATGACTCGAAGTCAGTATGCA